TCCTTAAAAAGTTTGAATCAACTGTACGATGTTGCACTCAGAATGGGATTCGTGGTGGTTCCGCAACAGTCCACTTCCCAATCTGGCACATCGAAATCGAAGACATCCTAGTTCTTAAGAACAATAAAGGAACAGAAGACAACCGAGTGAGGAAACTTGACTACTCAATCCAACTTTCAAAGATTTTCTACGAACGTTTCATTACGGATGCAGAAATTAGCCTGTTCTCACCGCATGACGTACCGGGCTTATATGATTCCTTTGGTACTGACGGGTTCGATGATTTATATACTGCTTTTGAACGAGATGAGTCTATTCCAAGGAAGACTATCGGAGGACAAGAACTATTCCTGAACTTGCTCAAGGAACGTGCAGAGACTGGTCGAATCTATATCATGAACATCGACCACTGCAATACTCACTCTTCATTTAAAGATAAAATTGAGATGAGTAACCTGTGTCAGGAAATCACCCTGCCTACCAAACCATTGAATCACATTGATGGTGATGGTGAAATTGCTCTGTGTATTCTGTCTGCTGTCAACATCGGTAAGGTCAATAAACTGACTGAACTGGAAGAACTCTGTGATCTTGCAGTCCGTGGTCTGGATGAATTGATTGATTATCAGCAGTATCCTATCAAGGCAGCAGAAGTTGCAACTAAGAATCGTAGATCCCTAGGAGTGGGTTACATCGGACTTGCACACTACCTTGCGAAGAACGGACACAAGTATGATTCACAAGATGCCTGGGACGATATTCATAGACTTACAGAGGCGTTCCAATACTATCTCCTAAGATCTTCTAACAAACTTGCAGAAGAGAAGGGTGCTTGCGGTTATTTCTTCCGCACTAAATATGCAGATGGTATCCTTCCAATCGATACATACAAGACCGATGTAGACGAAATTTCTAATCCTGGATATGATTATGACTGGGAAGAACTACGACGAGATATTATGGAGAAAGGTTTACGGAACTCCACCTTGTCTGCTCAGATGCCATCAGAGAGCAGTTCCGTTGTGTCAAACGCAACAAATGGAATCGAGCCACCTAGAGGGTATCTGTCCATTAAGAAATCGAAAAAGGGACCGCTTAAACAGATTGTTCCAGGTTATCAATACCTCAAAAACAATTATACTCTTCTGTGGGATATGCTTGATAACACTGGGTATATTAATGTTGTTTCGGTGATACAAAAGTTCTTCGACCAAGCAATCAGCGGCAATTGGAGTTATAATCCTAAGAACTACCCTGACAATGAGGTTCCTGTTTCTGAAATGGCACAAGATCTATTGAGAACATACAAGTATGGTTGGAAGACTAGTTACTATCAGAACACATATGACTTCAAGTCTGATGAGAATATTGAAGATTTCAAATCCCTAGATATTCTTGTAGGTGAATTAGAAGGAGCGGAGGAAGAGGATTGCGAGAGTTGCAAAATTTAAAAATGAAAGAATACAAGTTTACTACAACGGAGAAAGATCATATGGAAGGCATGACCGTCTTCAATGCTGAGAAGGTAGATACTAGAAAGCAACCAATGTTCTTCGGTAAACCTCTTGGGGTTCAGAGATACGATCTTTACAAATATCCAATATTTGACAAACTGACTCAGCAGCAGTTGGGATACTTCTGGAGACCTGAAGAGGTTTCTCTCCAGAAGGACAGAGCAGATTATGCTAACTTGCGTCCAGAGCAGAAGCACATCTTCACTTCTAATCTTAAGTATCAGATTCTTCTTGATTCAGTTCAGGGTCGTGGTCCTAGTATGGCGTTTATGCCTTACTGTTCCCTCCCTGAACTTGAAGCATGTATGGAAGTGTGGGGATTCATGGAGATGATCCATAGTCGTTCCTATACCTACATCATCAAGAATGTCTACCCAGATGCCTCTGAGGTCTTTGATAAGATCTTGGATGACGAGAAGATTATAGAACGTGCTAAGAGCGTCACAGAGGCATATGACGACTTTATCAACGCTGCCCAGAGATGGGGTGCGAGTGGTATGTGGAGCACTGACTGGAAAGACTCCCCCAATATGGAAGTGGAGCGTAAGGAACTGAAGCGTAAACTATATCGTGCAGTTACTAACGTCAATATCCTTGAGGGTATTCGTTTTTATGTCTCGTTTGCATGCTCGTTTGCATTCGGTGAACTGAAACTTATGGAAGGTTCAGCAAAGATTATCTCACTGATTGCTCGTGATGAGAACCAGCACCTTGCACTGACTCAGAATATTTTGAACAAGTGGAAGCAAGGTGATGATCCAGAGATGGAAGAGATTGCTAGAGAAGAGCAGGAGCATACAATTAATATGTTCCGTAAGACAGTTGATGAAGAGAAAGCATGGGCAGAGTATCTGTTCAGAGATGGATCTATGATCGGTCTGAATGATAAACTACTGCATCAGTATGTTGAATGGATTGCAAACCGTAGAATGAAATCAATCGGCATTAAACCTATCTATGACATACCCGCAAAGAATAACCCACTCCCCTGGACGGAACATTGGATTTCGTCGAAGGGTCTTCAGGTCGCTCCTCAGGAGACTGAGGTTGAGTCTTATATCGTCGGAGGTATCAAACAAGATGTCAAAAAAGACACATTCTCTGGATTCAAACTTTGACCTTAAAAGGGTCTGGGAGGAGATGGAAGAGATAGAACCTCTAACACCACCACTTATCTCCACAAAAGACTCCTTGCAGGCGTATAAAGACGCTGCAGAAATGGATAGTTATATCTTCGGAGACTACGACGCCACAGACGCATACAAGAGCAAAGAGTCCTAAGGGACTCTTTTTTTATGGCTTGACAAGACTTCAATATCTGTGTAGAATAACTCTGTTAGGGTTCATAGATAACTAGTATATAAAGCTACTATGAATACTTAATGAAACCTCAGAGTGCGAAAGCAAAGGGTAGAAACTTACAAAAGTGGGTAGTACAACAACTCATTGAAACTTTTGATATACATCCAGAAGACATCAAGTCCTGTTCCATGGGAGCTGGTGGCGAGGATGTACAGATGGCACGATCTGCAAGAGAAAAATTTCCTTATAGCGTGGAATGTAAGAACGTAGAGAAACTCAATATATGGGATGCTTATGATCAAGCAAAAGCAAATTGTGGAAATTATGAACCAATAGTTGTCATGAAAAAGAATGGTAAGCAACCATTAGTTGTTATTGATGCTAAATCCTTTATTGAACTAAATAAAGAAAAGAATTCGTAACAATGAAACCCACACCTAAGGAATTGCAAGAACATAATAAGTACTATAAGCAAGTAGTAGAGCATCTTATCGCTGAGGGTTATACAGCAGACAGAGACGGTGCTGAAAGCATTATCAATGGAATGAGTGAAGAATGGTACAGTCTAATCGTCAAGCAGTAATCAGAGGCATTCTGATGGGTGTTCTATTTTGGAGCACCTTAATATGTCTGATAACTTTGCCCTTGACTCCTCCAGATAGACCTGGTATAATAATGGAGTCTCACAAGGGCTCATAGTTAAACGGATATAACTACGCTCTTCTAAAGCGTTATTCTAGGTTCGATTCCTAGTGAGCCTGTTATTCTATATGAACTCATGAATTCGATTCAGCCTTACTCGACTGTTCTGGTTCTGAATAGTTCTTATGAACCTCTTCATTTTACAAATTGGAAGAGGGCAGTTGTTCTCCTGTATAAAGAGAAAGCAAAAGTAATTTCAAAGACAGTAATACGTCTGGTGAATTATGTTATTATACCTTTTCGTCGTATGAATAATTTGTATCCTACTCGGAGTTTGATTTACAAGAGAGACAAGAATAAGTGTCAGTATTGTGGAGCAACTAAAAAACTCACAATTGACCATGTACTTCCTAAGTCCAAAGGTGGGGAAGATACTTGGGAGAATTTGGTAGTTGCTTGTTCATCTTGTAATGTTAAGAAGGGAGATAAGTTACTAGAACAGACTGGTATGAAACTTGCAAAGACTCCTCGTGCTCCGGTTAGCAAGATTCTAATGGACCTGGAGAATACCAGCAATCAAGAATGGATTGATTACGTCTATTGACGGCAAACCACGAATGTGTTATCATATTCATGTTGCGAGATTAGTTTAGAGGCAAAACTAAAGGTTTCCAACCTTTCGTCACCGGTTCGATTCCGGTATCTCGCTTTCCCTTAAGGGACAATTAACCTTCGGCAATCTACGAATGGCACTTTCACAGAACACTCTTGATAATCTGTTGGAGGCAGAATCACATATTAGAGCAGCAATTAAGTCTGCTGCAGTAAATGAGAAACCTCTGGTGGTCAAGCAATTATCAGAAATCCTTATGAATATGGAGCAAACTAAAAAGTTTGACGAGATCATGGATATGATAGACAATAGAAAACCAGGCAGCAGCGGTCAATTCGGTTTATTTTTCAACGATGAAGATTAATCTTTGGTATTCTAAAAGTATGAGTCAATGGAGATGGACTCTTTGTGAAGAATTTAAAAATGGTGTTACAAAAGTAGAGCAGCATGCTGGACAACAGCAAGAATTGAGAGACGCAATGAACGATGTGGCAAATACTGTTGAATATCTTCTTGATGTAAAAGACGAAGATAAACTTAAAACTAAAATTAATTGGAAGTAAATGAAACTTAAAACTATTGCAGTACTTGTTACTACCACTTCATTGGTTTTAGCGTGTGGTTCTGTAGACAAAACTACATTCAAACTAAATGGAGCAGGTGCTACATTCCCTTCCCCATTATATCAATCATGGTTTGCTGGTTTCAGTAGGGAGACTGGCAATCAAGTAAATTATCAAGCAGTTGGTAGTGGTTCTGGTGTTCGTCAGTTCACTGCTCAAACTATTGACTTTGGTGCCAGTGATGGTGCTGTGAGTGATGAGAAGCAGAAGATTCCAATGGTCCACATTCCTATGACTGGTGGTGCTATTGTTCCTGCTTACAACTATCCTGGTTGTAAAGTCAAGATGACACAGACACAACTTGCTGATGTATATCTTGGTAAGATTACTAACTGGTCTATCTTTGGATGTGAGGATAAAACTATTGTTCCCGTATTCCGTTCTGATGGTAGTGGCACCACAAAAGGTTTCACTAACTCTCTGTCGGCATTCTCTCCTGAGTGGAAAGAGAATGTCGGCACTGGTAAGGCAGTGAAGTGGCCTGCTGGTATTGGTGGTAAAGGTAACAGTGGCGTTGCTGCTAGTATCAAACAACTTGAAGGTGCCATTGGTTATCTGAACTATGGTTATGTTGTTAACAGTGACTTCCAACAGGTTGCACTACAAAATAAAGCAGGTAACTATGTCACAGCAAATGCTGAAACATCTGCGGTAGGTCTATCAAGGATCGTCCTTGACGATCAACTTCGTGGTGCTGACGCTAACCCTGCTGGCGCTAATGCGTATCCTATTGTCTCCCTTACTTGGATCATAGCATACCCTGAGTCTAAGACTGGTGTGAAGGAAACTCTTCGTTATATGTTGAGTGAGAAATCACAGGCAATGTCTGATAGTCTTGGTTATGTTCCTCTTCCAGAGAATATTCGTCAGAAAGCACTTGCTGCTGTCGAAACCATTAATTGATTCAATGGAAATGTGGAAAACAAAATGCAGCAGTTGTGGTAAAATGACTGCTGCTAATGAGTGTCCCCAAGTGGGACATCAAGACCCTGATGGTAAATGGGTCAATTCATTATGTAAATCCTGTTGGAATAAGAAAAACAATCCTCTATAGCTCAGTTGGTAGAGCAGGTGACTGTTAATCACCCTGTCCCTGGTTCGAGTCCAGGTGGAGGAGTTAGCTCGAATAGCTCAGCGGAAGAGCACCTCCTTTACACGGAGATTGTCGGGGGTTCGATCCCCTCTTCGAGCATTCATATATAATTTGCTTTTGGGGATACAATTAGTAGAGTACAATGTTAAAAGTACAATGTAAAGAGTGTGGTAATGAATTGGTTGCAAGGGGTTTTAGGGCAGTGTGCTGTGGATGTCCTAATATGACTACAATTAACGGAGATAAGATCTCAGCAAATGATTTATCTAAAGTTCTTATGATTGATAATGGTCAGGAAAAGAAAACAAAATTAACGTCATCCGACATGGAATGGCAAGAATCTAGGAGAAAACGTAAGATTCGGCGGTTAGATTTCGATATTCGTTAGCATTTCTATATGGCAAATTCTAAATACTTACTATTGTAATGGAGAAAAAGCAAACCTTACAGAGGAGATAGTAATGCATCCCGATGAATTATCAAATTGGGCAAAGATCAAAGAGGTATTTGAAGCAGAAGGCACTACAGACAACTACTACTATAAACGAGCTTGTGCTATAGTAGGAGGACAACCAGATCCAATGAGTAGTTTGCCTAATGTCTCACAGGATGAGTGAAATAAAACCAGACCACTACATAACACGACAACAATGCCAGGAGATGATTGACGATGCAATACGAAAGCATAATCGTAACGCTGGAATTATCTCTATGTGTGTTGGTTGGGTTGTTCTCTCACTTTTTGCTGAAGGTTTACTTCGACTTATTGGAGTAATTCCACCTATTTTTCCTTGGTTGTCTATTCAACTATGAAACCACAGGTCATGCCCGAGCGTCCTGATCGGATGGAAGAAGCTTGTGGAGTGTTTGCCGTTTTGGCGCATGAGCAACCGGTCGCCAACTTGGCGTATTTCGGTCTTTATGCCCTGCAGCATCGCGGACAGGAATCAGCTGGTATCGCTGTGTTCAACCAGGACAAGGTTCTCCTACACAAAGATATGGGACTGGTGAGTCAGGTGTTCGATCAGGACGTTTTGGTTCGGATGCCTGGTGATTTGTCGATCGGTCACAACCGTTATTCGACAACGGGCAGTAGTAGTGTGTGCAATACCCAACCGGTGGTGTTGATGACCCGCCTTGGCGCGTTTGCCCTCGCCCACAACGGCAATTTGGTGAATGCGAA